CCCTAAAAAGATCGTTAATAATGCACAGGTCTATAAGAATATTACGAAAGACTCCATTTCTAGTATTATAAAAAATGCAGGTCCCGGATCTAGGTTTTATACACATGTCTCGTGGGCCGGAGGAAAAGGTGGCCATGAATTTTTATGTATAAATAATGGTGGAAAAATATATGTATTAGATGGTCAAAGCGCCGTGTGGTCACCAATGAGTAGTAAAACTGGAAAAACATATTTTACAAATATAAATAGTTCTAAATCGTATGCATTTAGGATTGATGATAAAGAACTAAATAAGGAATATTTGAAATTAAACAATAACGAATATTTGATCGATTGGGATGAAGAAAAAGACATAGCATATATGAAAAAGCATGATATGCTGTAAATCATATTTAAGGGGGACACAGTAAAATGGCGTCAATAAAAGAACGCATTCGAGATTCATGGAATGTATTTACTGGTAAGGCCCTTGTTAATTACAACGAAGTGGGGGCCGGCACTTGGTTTGGCTCCAATTTCAGTAGGAGAAGACTTACTAGAAATAATGGTCAATCGATAGTGTCCACCATATACAACAGAATAGCAGTTGATTGTGCACAGATCACAATTGTACATTCCAGGATAGATGCGAATGGACGATATGCGGAAACAATCGATGACGATTTAAATCAAATCCTTAATGTCGAGGCTAATATAGACCAGACAGGAAGGGACTTCATTCAGGATGTAGTAACAAGCATGATGGATGAAGGAAAGGTTGCCATAGTTCCAATAGAAACTAGCGGCAGCCCAACAAGTGATGTTTATAATATATACACTGTAAGAGTAGGAAAGATTACGCAGTGGTATCCAAGGCATGTTCGAGTGGATATTTATGATGATCGAACTGGAATTCACAAAGAGTTAGTATTACCTAAAAGGTATGTAGCAATTGTGAATAATCCGTTCTATGAAATCATGAATGAACCGAACTCTACGCTGCAGAGACTAATCAGGAAGATCAGTCTTTTGGACTATCTCGATGAGCAGTCCGGATCCGGCAAACTTGACCTTATCTTGCAGTTGCCTTATGTTATAAAAACTGAAGCTAGGAGAAAAGAAGCTGAGAAGAGACGAAATGAAATCGAACAGCAGCTTTCAAACTCCAAGTATGGTATAGCCTACACCGATGGCACAGAGAAGATAACTCAGCTTAATCGTTCTGTCGAGAACAATCTGTTTAATCAGATCAAGGAACTAACGAGCACGTTATACAACCAGTTAGGATTAACCGAGACCATCTTTAACGGAACAGCTGACGAAGCGACAATGCTGAATTATTACAATCGAACCATCGAGCCTATACTATCTGCAATAACGAATGAGATGAAGAGAAAATTCTTGACACTCGCTGCGAGAACCCAGGGGCAGTCATTCTCCCTCTTCAGAGATCCGTTTAAGCTCGTTCCGACAGACAAGATAGCAGACATAGCAGATAAGTTCACAAGGTCTCAGATTCTGTCTCCTAATGAACTCAGAGCTATTGTTGGCTATAAGCCCGTTGACGATGCTAGAGCAGATGAACTTAGAAATCCTAATCTTAATGAGCCTGCTGGAGAAGATACTCAACCGCCAGTCACTACAAATGATCCTGGCGTAGACTATGGCTATGAAGATGAAGATTATGATGAATATTCATGAAAGGAGAAAAATTCAAAATGAAACCTACTGGGTATGATTTTTGTGGTTGGGTTACCAAGAATAATGTGCTTTGTTCTGATGGTAGAACAATCATGAAGGATGCATTCGCCCATCAGGATGGAATGAAGGTTCCTACGGTATTCATGCATGACCATCAGACAACAGATGGTATTTGCGGATACACGATCCTTGAAAATCGTCCTGAAGGTGTGTATGGTTACACATATTGTAACAACACAAATAGCGGTAATAACATCAGAGAGGCTGTTAGGCATGGCGATATAGATTCATATTCTATTTATGCTAATCAGCTTAAGGAAAAAGCTTCCAAAGTTATTCATGGTGTTATTAAGGAAGTTTCAGTTGTGCTCACAGGCGCAAATGCTGGAGCAAAGATTGAAGAAGTATCTATGGCTCACTATGATGAAACCGGAGAAAATATTGAGTACGATGCCATTATTGTCACCGGGGATTCCGAGCTTGAGATAAGTCATTCCGAAGAAGGAGAAAAGAAGATGAAGGAATCCAAGGAATCCGACAACAAGACAATCGGTGATGTACTTGATACACTTACCGATGAGCAGAAGGAAGCCGTTTCATTGGTTATTGGCATGGCCATCGAGGATGCTAAGGGCGGAAACGATGACGACGATGACGACGATGAGGACGACGAGGATGTAGAACATTCCGATTACAATGATGAAGGAGAATACGACATGAGAACAAATGTATTTGACATGGACTCTACATATTCTGGTGGAGTTCTTACGCACTCTGACATGGAGCAGATTTTCGCTGATGCTAAGAAGGGTAGAGGTACTCTTAAGGAAGTTTATGAGGATGCTACAGAGTCCCTCATGCACGCCGATGACGATGAAGAGCACGGCATTTCTAGGTCTGAAGACAGGCAGAACTATGGTCTGAATGACCCTTCTTTCCTCTTCCCCGAGGCAAGAGAGCTTAACAACACTCCCGAGTGGATTAAGAGACCCGATGATTGGGTTGCTGTAGTAATGAACGGCGTTCATCACACACCCTTCTCCAGAGTAAAGACCCAGTTCGCTGATATCACCGAGGATGCTGCTCGTGCTAAGGGTTATATCAAGGGTAACAGAAAGAAGGAAGAGGTCTTCACTCTGCTTAAGAGAGCAACCACACCTCAGACGATCTATAAGCTTCAGAAGCTTGATAGAGATGACATCATCGACATCACAGACTTTGATGTTGTTGCATGGATCAAGGGTGAAATGAGGATGATGCTTAACGAGGAAATCGCTAGAGCTATCCTTATTGGTGATGGCAGGTCTACCGCTGACACAGATCATATCTCTGAGGATCACGTAAGACCTATCTGGACAGATGCTTCCCTCTTCACAATCAGGAAGACAATCGACATCTCCAAGCCCAAGAACATCATCGATGCTGCTGTAAGAGCTCGTAAGGATTATAGAGGTTCTGGTAACCCTATCATGTTCACAACTGAGGATCACCTCACAGACATGCTCCTTATGGAGGACCAGATTGGTCATAAGCTTTACAAGACAGAGAGCGAGCTTGCTACAGCTATGCGTGTAAGCAGGATCGTTACTGTTCCTGTAATGGAGAACCAGACAAAGGACGGCAAGACACTTGACGCCATCATCGTTAACCTTAGCGATTACAATGTTGGTGCTGATAAGGGCGGAGCTATCGATCTCTTTGACGATTTCGATATCGACTTCAACCAGTTCAAGTATCTGATTGAGACCAGGTGCTCTGGTGCTCTTATTAAGCCTTTCTCTGCTATCATCCTTGAGCATGCTGCTACTTCTAACTCTACTCCTAGTGAGGAGACCACTGACGAAGAGCACGGCGAAGGCTAATAGAATAGGAGAAAATTCAAAATGGCAAAGCAGTCAGTTGTAATCGGGTATGCATTGCAGGAAGAAATCAGACCTGGTGTCTGGGCTGCTGAGAAGATTCATGAAGTGCCTAAAGTTGTGGAAGTAAATCCAAATTTTAGGCATCAATCTACCGATAGTCCAAATCAGAATTTAACAACATCTGACGAGATTTCTATAATAGCTGATGCATTTGCCTGTAAAAATTTCTCAAACATAAGGTATGTGAAGTATATGGGCGCTGAGTGGTCTGTTAGCAGCGTCCGACTTCGCTACCCGAGAATTATATTAAGTTTGGGAGGTGTGTATAATGGAAGAAAAAAGACCGATGGATGACCTTCGTGAAAGGATCATAGCGGCTACAAACATTCCGAATCTTTATATAGATCCCCCACAATCAGTTCAGATGAAGTACCCATGCATAAGGATGTCTAGAAGCAGTGGCTTCTCTCATTTCGCAAATAATATGCCGTATAATCATAGAACAAGTTACTCGGTAACTCTAATAGACTATGATCCGGATAGCATTTATTTCAAGCCACTTGTCATGGGACTTCCAATGATACGATTCAACAGACATTACGTTGCAGATGATCTGCATCATGACGATTTTATACTATATTACTAAAGGAGGATTCTCATATGGCATTACTTGTATGGGATAAGGTCGGTGAAAGATTTTATGAGACCGGTGTCGACAAGGGCGTTCTTTATGTCCAGGATACAACCGGAGCTTATGGTAAGGGTGTTGCTTGGAGTGGTCTTTCCTCTGTTCAGGAGAGTCCCTCTGGTGCTGAGTCAACGGCAATTTATGCTGATAACATTAAGTACCTCGATCTGATTTCGAAGGAAGACTTCGGCGCTACAATTGAGGCTTACACATACCCTGAGGAGTTTGAGATCTGTGATGGATCTGCTTCTCCTGTTTCTGGTCTGACAATCGGTCAGCAGAGCAGAAGGGCTTTCGGTTTCTGCTACAGAACAAAGATCGGTAACGACGTTGCTAACGACGACTATGGTTACAAGATCCACATCGTTTACAATTGTAAGGCTGCTCCTTCTTCGAAGAGCTACCAGACAATTAACGATAGCCCTGAGGCAATCACATTTAGCTGGGAGATCAATACAACTCCTGTAAACATCACAGGTTACAAGCCCACATCTTACCTTACAATCGATTCCACGAAGTTTACTACTGAGGACCAGAAGGCTAAGCTTACAGCCCTTGAGAATAAGCTTTATGGAACAGCCGAGTCTGATGCTGAGCTTCCTACACCTGATGAAGTTGTTGCTCTTCTTAAGGGAACAACAGTAACAGAAGAAACACCCAAACCTAAGGATCCTGATGATACCGAAGGCGGCGAAACAGGTGGCGAAGGCTAATTAAAAATTCAAAATGACCCTCGGGATAGCCCGTGAAAGCTCGAGCAGTAACTAATGAGAAAGGTCATTTATTTTTAATACTAAACACACAAAAAAGGAGAACTATATTATGTATAAGAAGACTATTAATTACACGGATTTTAATGGCGTTGACAGAAAGGAAGACTTTTATTTCAACTTCATGAAGGCTGAGCTTGTAGAGATGAACATGTCCACTGGCGGAGGCCTCAAGTCCTTCATCGAAAGAATCACTAACACGCAGGATCAGATAGAATTGATCAAGCTCTTTAAGGAACTGGTTCTTAAGGCATACGGTATTAAGTCCGATGATGGTAAGAGATTTATTAAGAAAGCACCAGATGGTCATAGACTAGCTGATGATTTTTCAGAAACAGAAGCTTTTACAGAATTATATATGGAATTAGCAGGTGATTCTTCTAAAGCAGCAGCGTTCATTAACGGAATAATACCATCAGATATAAAAATAGATGAAAAAGATATACCAGCGGATATCCGTGAATTACAAAACAAAGTTCTAGGTGAAGGAACCGAAACTGATTCAAATACATCTAATTAATAAATAAAGGAGAGATATAAGTATGTTAACTATAACAGTACCTGCTCAAGATATGTATGACGAGGTTCATCAAGAATTTATATCGACAAAAGAGCAAACGTTATGTTTAGAACATTCACTTGTGTCTTTATCTAAATGGGAGTCAAAATGGCGGAAAACCATTTCTTTCTAAAACAGCCAAAACTGCTGAAGAAACATTAGATTATGTTAGATGTATGACAATAACACAGAATGTAGATCCGAATATTTACTATGCATTAACTCAGAAGAATTTGGATGATGTATATAAATATATTGACATGCCTATGACAGCCACTACTTTTGGTGAGCAAAAGAAAAATAGTGCTAAAGAGGTTGTAACAGCTGAGTTAATATATTATTGGATGATAGCATTGAATATTCCTATGGAATGTCAGAAATGGCATTTAAATCGTTTGTTAACTTTGGTTAGGGTTTGTAATATTAAGAACGATAATTCAAAGAATAACAAGATGAGTGTTAGAGAAATAAATGCTAGAAATGCAGCTTTAAATGCTGAACGTAGAAAGAAATTAAAAACGAAAGGGTAGGTTATAAAAATGGTAGTTATTAGAGCGAAGGGCAATTTCTCAAAAGCCACTAATTATTTAGAAAAACTTAAACAAGCAATAAAATTAAGAAATCTTGATAAATATGGGCGAGAAGGCGTACAAGCCCTTTCGTCTATGACTCCTATAGATTCTGGATTAACTGCTTCATCATGGAATTATGAAATAGTACATGACGGTGATTCAGTGTCTATTATTTTTAATAACACACATGTAAATAAAGGTGTTAACATAGCGTTAATTTTACAATTACGGACATGGGACTAGAAACGGAGGATGGGTTGAAGGTAGAGACTATATCAATCCGGCTTTAGCCCCTGTATTTGATTCTATAGCACAAGACGCATGG